AGATTCACTGATGAACTTTTGTTTATTTGTAGGTGTCAATTTATGAAGAACGGTTGCTAGTAATTTTGCAGTAAATACATCAACGTATTGTTCATCAATTTTCTGTGGCTTACCCGTCTTCACGACTGTTAGTATAGTTTTAATTTTATCTGTATTGGATGGGTTCGTCAAAAATATCTCTGGACGAATTGTTTTGAATTTTCTCATTATTATACCAGCAACTGCATTTGCTTCTTGTTCTGTTGGGGAATCATCTGAGTTATCTAACGTTACACCAGTTTCTTTTTGTTTATGATGTACTAGTTCATGTGCTAACGTTCTTAAAACATCTGCAAGATGTCTATCTCCTTTGCATATAACAATAGTTTCTTCTAATGGATTATATCCGCCAAATGATAAATTTTCTTCGGCGTAGCCACTATCTACGAATTTAATTTGTTTTGGTAAGGATTTTAATCCGAGTTCTTTTACTACGAACTTGATGAAGTCTTTTACTATTGGATTATTCATAGTAAACTATTACTTTATTTCACTTAAGAATTGGTGAACTAAAGAGTCAATTTTAATATATGGTGTGACTACTGTTTCTTTGTTTTCGTTGATAAAAGCACCATAAGTAGATGGATTTGACACAATATCAAAACAAATCAATGAAAAGTCGTCTTGTACTTCTACAGTTCCTTCGCCAATGGGACGAACCGACCCCAAACCACGAGAAGACACACCAAGACGAATGTTATTCTTGATGAGTTCACGAACAATGTTACCGGCTGGTGTGGATAATATTTCAATATTTCCCATCACTCTTGGTCCATCAAACCATAAATCAGTGACATTACAACATACATTTTTCAGATTAACCACGGGACTTTCTGGGTGGTCTAGTTCTCCTAGTGCTCTACGTTGTGCAACAAAGTTATCTTTATACTTTGCAGCTTCTCTTTGTAAAACTTGTTGCGGGTATCTACGTCCATTTTGGTTTTCTTTTATTGCTTGTTGTAACAATACGTTCTTAAGAACTAACGGCTTTGTCATATCTGCTGCTTCTGCCAATAGTTCTTTTCCGTATTCAATTACATTATATTCTACTAATAAGTTTGGCATTTTATTTTCCTCTGATTTCTCTAATACGCTGACCCAACAAAAGTATTCTATTTTCTAACTTATGTAACGCCTGTCTTGTACGGTTATACAAATCTTCACTTCCTAATCCTACTTCTGTTTGATATCGTTCACTCATATTGATAAGTCGTTCAATCATATCTACACTTCTGTTAATTTCAGATATCTTTTGTGCCAACTTTTTTTGTGGTATACCGACTTCATCACGGAAATCATAGTATGGTGCTCTTGCTTCTGTAAGATTATCTGCCGGTCTATTTAGTTGTTGCTTACCACGTTTTGTCAATTTATATCCTAGTAATTGCGAAAGTCTACGGCGTCTTGCTATGTTTTTCGGTACATTTCCTTGGAATGCAAGTGGCGTTAAATAGGCGCCTGCGCCGGCAGAAGTGGAAATCTCATCCAATTCCTTTTTTACCAATTCCCGAATATACTCTTTTATTTTTTCTTCTTCCGGAGTCATAGTGATTTTAGTTCCTTAAGGATTTCGTAAGCAATCAACATAGCAACCATATGATTTTCTTTGATAGTTTGCGCAGTTTGCATTTTCTTTAACTGCGAAACCACCTCTGTTAATTTGATACGTACCACTTTATCTTCTACTTTATTAGATACATCTTTAATTTGCTTAGATAATACCATACTTTCTGCTTGAATATACGTTTTTAGCCTTGAAGAATTTGATGTATTATAAATGTATTCTTGTAATAATTTTTTTTGTTTGTCATTTAGTCCTTCATACTTTTGATTGAACTTCTCAATTAAAATTTTATATGATAAGAATCTAACATCATTTTCTTGATTTCTAATAACATTTGACAAATCGGTATGTTCTTTAATTTCTTTATTTCTAGTAGTTCCGCACAAATGTTCTACAATAGTAAACTGACTATTTGCCAATTCTTCTATTGTATGAACTTCATCTAGTCCATTAATTGACACATCAAAATTTTTATAGATTGATGCATAAATTTTGTATGAAGGAACACGTACTGCAAAAAATTCTTTTAAGTCAAAATTGTTTTTGATTTCTTTAATCAAATTGTATTTTTGTTCATTTAACAAATTTTGATTCAACTTTTTTCGTTGTTCGGTTATTAATTTCAATAACTCAAATGCTTTTTGTTCAGAAAGATTTTGTACGTTAAAAAATGCTCTGTATAATACCAACTCTTTTCCAAGTTCTTTTTTAGAGTTGAAAAATTCTCTCATAAGTCTTACTGCGGCACTGTTTTGTTTGTTTTCCATTACGTCGGCTGTAATTTGACGTACTAGTAATTCAAACAAAATGCCCGTGTTTCTAAGTTTGTTATGTTTTATACTTGGTTTCATATTTCCTGTCCACTATAGTAGTGTAATAACCCACCTATATTAAATAGTATGTATTTTTTTAGATATTAATTTTCTATATCTAAAATGTTTTCTTCATTTAAAATACTTGGTGGCGTTGCTGACTCTTTTTTATCGTTTAGTTGTTTAATTAAATGTGATATTTCAAGTCTTTCTAGTGATAGTGGAGATTTACGGGTAGGTTTTCTACGTCTGATTCTACCTTGTAATACGTCGGCGTTTTCTTCTGTACCAAATGGGTCACGACCTAACGGATGCTTGTCTGTTCTATAATTACCTTGGTATCGTTTTGGACGGCCAACTGGGTTTTTTACAAACTCAGACAGTTTTTCTTCTGGTTCTGTATATTCACCCTCCAGTTCAGACTCTTCCTCGGGTTCCCCAAGTGAAGCCAATATTGCGTTTACATCATCTTGTGGTTCTTCTTGAGTTGGTTCTTCGGTTGACGGCTCTCCTTCCGCAGTCGGTTGTTCGGTCGGGGCCTGTTCTCCACCAGTTGGTTCTACTGGCATAGGTTGCGGCGGGGCTGGAGGTGCGGGTGGTTGTGATGCCATCATTTCTGCCGCAGTAATAGTTCCCATCTTACGAACATCTGTTTCAATCTTTTGTAATTCTTTTTGTGCTTCATCCTGCGAAACCTGAAGAATATTGTGGTAAATCCACTCACGAGAAAAGAACTTACTGGTAGCAATATTGTTTGCCAAGGCAATCTTTTCGGACCAAAGATTGAGCTTTTCTTGCTCATAGATAACAGATGGTGAAGTCATTTCTAATTCAAAATCTATTAAGTCTTCGTCCGTAAATCCTTGAACATACAAATGAATGATAGCAATCTTAGTGAGTTCCGACACTACGATACGTTGAATACGTTCAATAGTACGTGCAAACCGAACATCTTGTGCTGCCAAAGAAGCCTTTCCACTCGTATCTTGTTCGTATCCAAGAAATGACTTTGGTACCTTAAATGCCGCCATTAATTTATTACGAAGATACTCAATATCATCTATTGCATTAAAATTCAATCCTGGAAGATTCTGAATATCTGTACCCGACTCTCTACCTCTAACGGGGAGATAAAAATCTTCTGTGATGTTCATCATATTATACCGAAGATTGTAGTCACCAGTCTTTGGGTCAACTAAAGGTGTTTTTTTCATACGGTCTATAATACGTTGCATGTGCGCATCTATTTCATTTGTAGGAATATTACCTATGTCTACCAATACCTTCCGTTTATCCGGAGCACGCATGATACGATGAATTAACATTGCATCTTCCATCAATTGCAATTGCTTCCAAACACGACGGCCTCCTTCAACCATACTTTTACCATACGGTAAGAAGTTTGTATCTGCTAATAAACGAAAATGTGCAATTTCGTAGTTATCAAAATCTTTTTTACCAAGCGCTAAGAAATCGTTTTCAATCTTAAACTTAACTGAAAACGGATTACCAGGGTCTTGTCCTTCAATACGGATGGTTTCATATACGGAAAGTGGGATTACATTGACCACCCCGTATTTTTCGTCAATATCAAGGAACAAAAAGAAATCCCCATACTTACACATATTTCTGACCCACGGCCAGAGATTGAATTCAACATTCAATATATCATAGAATAAGTTATGGAGAATATCATGGATTTGTTCATTTTTTGAACGGATACTAAGTATTTGACCAAACTCGTCTTTTACTGTTGACTCGTCTGCATAAATGTCCATCACAGAGGAAATGATGGGGTCATTA